TGTCATGTGGCGCGATCTTATTCTCTTTCGGCACCGAAGGCAAGCGATACATGGATCCGGATTCAACGGTAATGATCCACGACGTTAGTTCAATGGCATGGGGCAAAGTAGAAGAGATCAAGGTGAGTGCAGAAGAAACCGATCGCCTCAACAAGAAAATCTATACAATGATGGCAGACAACTGTGGCCACCATAAAGATTACTTCCTCGATATTGTGCACAACAAAGGTCATGCTGATTGGTTTGTAGAAGCAGACGACTGCAAGAAGCATAACCTCGCAAACCACCTATTTATTCCAGAACTTAAGATCATGGTAAATGTTGACTTTGACTTCGGTTAAGGAGAGCCTGCCATGGCGGTTAGCACAAAGATTAGATGGAAGCGCTATATTAACGAACTTCGGTTTATAAATGAAGAGCTTGACTTTGTAAAGGAGATCAATAGAGCATCTTCTCGCGAGTTTCAAGCACACTACGAAGACTATTGTGTTAAAAAGGATCTTGACATAGCCGAGCTAAACAAAGAGCACGGCGAGAAGATTCAGAAGCTATATCAAGATGATACACACGATGGTACTCAGCAGAATCCCGAGCTTGATACCTATACGGATGGGTCTCTCGTAATTCATAACGCCCCCTCCGAACAGCAAGTAAATAGCAGCGATAGAGAAGTATATCCGCAACAGTTAGGCGACTACCAGATGTCGAAAGACGAAATGGAGATCCACGAGGCGTTTAATAAAGTGTTTAGAAAAATAGCATTACTGATTCATCCAGATAAACTGGATAAGAACTTGACAGACGAGGAAAGAGGTGTTAAGTTAAATATGTTCAAGGAAGCTAGGACAGCGTTGGAAGAACATAGATACTTTATTATTTTAGATATAGCAGAGAAGTTTAATATCACAACCCCCAAGAACTATAAGCAGCAGATTCGCTGGATGAAGAAAGAGACCGACACATTGGGCCAAAAGCTTGCAAAAGAGAAAGACACCTACAACTATATTTTTTCAGAATGTGAGGATATTGTAGACAAAGATAATCTGATTAAGCGATTCATTTTCCAGTTGTTTGGCGAAAGAATTTTATAGAAAACCATTGACATTCGGCTTAAAGTTTGTTAATATAAGAAAGAGTTAAAAGGAGGGCTTAATGGCCAACACACATGAAGAGAAGAAGCGTTACGTGAAGGAATACATCCGTTCACTTAAGGCGATCGAAGAAGCTATGGAACCGTACAAGGAACAAAAGCGTGATTTACGCACAGAGTTCAAGGACAATTCGTGGCTCAACCCAGATGAGATCCGGGCCGCCGTGAAGGCGTACCGTTTGTTTCAGGGCAAATATGACATCGATGAGGTCGTAGATAATTTTAAAATGTTTGCGGCTCCCGAACCTGCAGGGACGGAAAAATGATCTTAGAATATCAGAAGGCGCATGACCTCGCATACACACCCGAGCGCGCCAATCCATCGGATGCGGGCTTAGACGTGTTCTATTCGCCGCCGCCTTCTGTTTCGTCTACGCGAGCAGGCTACCGCGTGGCACACCCAGACGACACCACGGTATGGCTCCACCCCAGTGAATCGGCTATTCTACGGACGGGCCTCAAATTTGGCGTCCCTCATGGCTATATGCTAGAGGTGAAGAACCGCTCTAGCAACGCTGCCAAGAAGAGTTTGCTTGTGGGCGCATGCGTAATCGATTCGGGTTACGAAGGAGAGGTGTTCATCAACCTGCACAACGTCGGTAGAGAGCCCCAGTGCATCCGTCCCGGCGATAAAATCGCACAGGTAGTTCTTCTCCCGGTTATACATTTCAGGCCGCGAGAGACCATAGGAAACCTATATGATTACCCAATGACTATTAGCAACAGAGGCGAAGGCGCCCTAGGAAGTACTGATGGATAAAACAGCGCAAGAGACAATGTTCAGCTCTAAGTCATTAGAGTGGTCGACACCCCAACACTTCTTTGACCAGCTGGAGGCAACGTTTGGAGAATTTACATTAGACCCGTGCACTAACGATTCGAACTATAAGGTTAAGAATAGGTTTACGGAAACAGATGACGGCCTCACGCAAGATTGGTCAGGAAACAAGGTATTTATGAATCCTCCTTATGGTCGAGTGATCAAACACTGGATTAAAAAGGCTTACGAAGAAGGCCAGAAGGAAGAAACCGTGGTGGTTGCACTTATCCCAGCCCGTACTGACACGCAGTACTGGCATGATTATGTCATGAAGGCCCACGCGATCTACTTTGTGAAAGGGAGGCTTAAGTTTGGCAACGGGGAAAACAGTGCCCCATTCCCGTCCGCCGTGATAGTGTTTAAGAAGGAAAAAGTCCACCGCGGCATGCCACAATTGGGAGTGATGCTTGTCAAATGAGCAGGAAGCACCGAAGAGACGTAGAGCGCAAGCGCCGCGCAGGCGATGCCGATCAAGCAATGGCCGATCAGGTTCAGCTGTTTGGGAAGCTTCCCGGGCAGTGTAGCGCTTGTCAAAAATCATTTGACAAGAAGGACCGGGATATGGTATTCTTATGGAGGGTGGTAGTAAAACAAGAGACTGTGCGTCTCTTCTGCCCCGGTTGCATTGAAAAAACAAAGGAGGTTTTAAAAAACTATGAACAAGAAGCACAAACAGACACTGACTAAGAGGATACTGACCCCCACACAGACACATGATGTTTGGGATGTCCCCGAGTCCGAAGATATTACTGAGGAGGTGGCGAAGGTTCTCAAGACGTTCGGCCTCGATACAGAAGAGGTCGCCCGGGCCTATACCGGCTCTGAAAAAAATGGGGGCACCGATGGCTGAAAGATTGAGCCGGAAAGCCCTCCAAATACTTCTCTCGGGAAAGGTGACCGAAGACGCCGCTGTAGCAGTTAAGTTTTACAGCAATGATTGCCACTACTGTCACACTTTAAAAGATAAATACGAAGAGCTATCCGAAGAGTTCGAAGAAGAAGTATATTTTTATGCCTTTAACGTAGAAGACTATCCCGAGATTGAAGGTATTCTAAACTTTAGGGGCGTCCCAACAATTTGTTATATGAAGGTGGGAACCAACCCGCGCATTCGTTTAATGTCTGAGCCAGCGGAGCCGAATGGAGAAACATGGTATGATGTCTCAGATATTAGAAAGTTCATTCAAGATCAAAGGAGCAAATCACAATGAATATTAAACTTTATGCAGCCGCCCGCGTCGCACTGCATGCAAAAGCCGTCGAGTCTTTGGCTCTCATAGACGTGCTACTTGAGAATCCCACAATAGTGCCAGACCACACAAGCTTGGTTGATGAGATAGCGCGGCACGCTTGTCGGCTAGCGGAATATGAGGGTGCCATGATTACTTTGGAGCAATATTTTGCGAAGAAGCCTGCGCCTCAGCCTGCGCCGCCACCGTTAGCTGCCCCGCCGCTGCCACCGGTGACTGAAGAGCAATTAATGGAGCGCTCCGAGGCATATAGAAATTCGCCTCCGGGTAAGAGGAGGCGCGCGGCAGCAGCAAAGAAGGGGGGCACGAAGAAAGATGATTAAGAAAGGACTATCATATGACGATGTTTTATTGGCCCCGCAATATTCAGAGATCGAATCTCGAGCCGACATCGATATCGGCATCGACATGGGGCAAGATCTTGAATTAAGTTTGCCCATTTTGGCCTCGCCGATGGATACAGTGTCCGAATCTTCCATGGCAATTGCTATGCAGAAGGCCGGCGGCGCCGCAGTTATCCACCGATACAACACTATTGAAGAACAGGTGAGGCAGATTGGCATCGCCAAGACAATGTGCAATGATAAGTACGGTTATCGCGCGAACATCGGCGCCGCGATTGGGGTCTCGGGCGACTACATGGAGCGCGCCCAAGCCTTACGAGCCCAACATGTAGCGTTTGTGTGTATAGACGTGGCTCACGGCCACCACATACTAATGAAGAAAGCACTACATGAGTTACGCAAAGTGCTGGGAGATCGCCTCCACATTATGGCTGGAAATATAGCGACCCTTGCCGGTATCAATGATCTATCAGACTGGGGCGCAGATTCTGTCCGCTGTAACATCGGCGGAGGCTCGATTTGCTCAACGCGCGTTAAAACGGGCCATGGAATCCCGGGCCTTCAAACTATCTTGGATTGCGCCAAGACTGATAGAGATATAAAAATCATTGCCGATGGCGGCATCCGGACCTCCGGCGACATTGTTAAGGCATTAGCCGCCGGCGCTGACGCGGTGATGTGTGGCTCGTTGTTAGCCGGCACTGACGAAGCCCCGGGTGAGGTGTACCAAGACCTTGATGGCTCCCGCTGGAAGTCCTACCGAGGCATGGCGAGTAAAGAGGCCCAGCTTAAGTGGCGCGGCCGCTATAATTCACAGGAGGGCGTGGCCACACGTATCCCTTATCGCGGCCCCATAAAGGACATTCTACGGGATATAGAAGCAGGCGTACGCTCCGGCTTTAGTTACTCCGGAGCCAGAGATATGAAGAGCCTCCACTCCCGAGCGCAGTTTATACTGCAGACCCAATCGGGGCTTTCTGAGAGTCACACCCACATTGTGGGAAGGAAGTGGTAAGATGCCTATCGAAGAATACGGCACCAATACAAAGCGGATAGTCTTCACCGAGAACGACCACCGGCATGCACAATTTGTGCTTAAGCTTAAATACCTTCGAATTACGCAGTCTGCTTTTTTTCGACATGTTGTCAGCGGCCTGATCAACGACGACCCCCGCATTACAGAGTACGCGAATGATATTTCTTTTAAGTCCAAAGAGAAGAGGGCAAAATCTGAAAAACTCGAAAAAATTGGGTCTCAAAAAATCCGAGATTTTGGCCTCTCCGAAGACGATGTAGAAGATCTCTTCGACTTAATTGAGCGGGACGGGCCAAACCTATGAGAAGCTATGATGGACTTAGAGAGTGCTCGCGAGAATGCATCCGAAAGAAAAGGGCTGCCGGGACACAGGATGCAAATATTGGATAGATTTCCCGGGCGACTTCAATTGCACTTTAGTAGCTATTTATGAACACGGCAAAATGACGTTACGTCAAGTAGCCGAGCGCATTGGGATTTCATTCGCAAGGGTTAAGCAGATAGAGTCGCAGGCTTTAATTAAGATTAGAAAGCGCTGCCACAACAAAGGCATAACTTTTTAAGGTATTTACCCAAATGCAGCACTATTTACAGATGAGTTTAATTATTAAAGGAGAACTATGATGGCTCGTAAGACACTTTTGACTGAATCTGAGATTCGTCGCTTTATGAAATTAGCCAACATGGGCCCCGTTGGCGGTAAAAAGATGGAAGGGATGTATCCCTCCGGTGGCCGCGATGAACCTCGGGGCGCCCCAGATGGTGGACTTGACGACATCGACGCCATGGCTGATCGCGAAGGCGATGATATTGAGGATCTAGAGGGAGACCTTGGAGCCCCAGAAGATGAACTGGCTGTTGACGATGTTGCTGTGGACGATATGTCCGATGACACCGGCGACGGCATGATGGTGTCTGTTGAAGACTTTATGTCGGCATTTGAGTCAG